CCTACCAGTCGAACAGGTTACTGACTACTGCTGCAGCACTGAGAATCAGAGCCAAGATCAGCAGAGCGTCATAGAGCTTCCTATTCAACGGGGCACTCCCGGTAGAACCTGCTGTGGCTCTTCGAAGGGAAGCACTGCTTCGATCTTCATGTAGCCCTTGTCGTTCTTCTTCAGCTGCAGCAGAACCCTGGTACCAGTCGGGTCTTCGTATCGTTCCCCGATCTGTGGCTCTTTGCCAAGCAGAGCACTGAGCCATGCGTAGGACTTGCTACCAGGTGAAGTGTTCTGTGAGCTCAGGCCACTCAGGGAGTCAATCTTCCCATCATGCTCAACGAGGAAATTCCACTTCCTCTGAGCTCCAAACTTGCCACCGCTCTCTTCAATGACTGATTCTAGGACCGCTGGATAGGTACCATCAGGAACCTGTAACTGTGTTCCTGCACTGATTTCGAAAGGCATTACTGCTCCTTAGCGTTAGGGTCTTCGCCCGTATCGGGGTCTTAGGCTGTTACCAGGTTGCTTAGTCCTGCAGCCTTCTGTTCGATAGCGAAGGGTAAGAGCCTGTTGAGGGGTCTTTAGTGCTTACGTCATAGCAATAGGCTTCACCTTCTGCTGCTTCCATTTGTAGGCTTCTAGAAGACCTAGAAAGGTAATGTAGTCAGACTCATAGGTAATAGGTATATCCCATAGCCTATAGCCTAAGGGGTAGCCTGCATCCGGTCGTAAGTGGAGAATGCCGGTCCTCTCAATGTTGGGCATGGGATAGCTGATCGGGTTTCCTTCCAAGATGATTGAGTCAGCCCACCGATACGCTGCCAGCTGCAGCCGGTATTCGGGATAGTCAATCCTCTTCCCGGTCTTGATATCGATGAGCCACAGCTGCCCATCAATCATCATCAGCAAGTCGTACGTGCCCCCGTACCCATTCAGGGACCAGACCATCTTCTCGCTGCTGACGAATGACGACGCGCTGTAGCGCTCTACAAAGGCCGTGTAAGCGTCCAGATAGGGTTGGGTACCCTCGTCTACCTTCCAGCCCTTAGGATCGCTCCCAGGAGGTCTCAGGACCATGTCTGCTAGATGGTGTACGGCAGTCCCCATCGAAGCACTGCTGTCCCTAGTCTTTCTGACTTCAGCCAGTGCCAGCTTCTGTATCTCATCCGGTGAGAATGACTGCCACTGCTCGTAATGCTCGATTACTGCTCTGACAGCTTGCTGTGCCTTCCAGGTTGCCAGAGCAGGCTTATCGAGAATCTCTAGAACAGACGTGGCACCGGGAACGGGACCGTGGCCGTTGAAGTAGTAGCGGTGATCATCGGTTCGGAATGCACCTGCTGGCATCCATGGCTTGACAGTGCTCTGTACAGTGGCAGGAGCCACCCCATCAGGGGAACCCCCGGCAGTCAGTCGAGCTCCTGTGTCCTGTGAGACCGGGAGCTCTTCTGTTGTCAGGGTGCCTGCTAGATCAACCTTCGTGACCATTGCACGAACAGATTCAGCTTTCATTCTCATGAGTCGAGCTCCCCTGCTCCCAGCATGTACAGCAGCTGTGCGCTGCTCTGAGCTCCGACCTTGCGCCTGATATCGAGCAGAGCATTCTTGACTGTCTGAGGCTGCAGTCCTAGCGCTCTGGCTGTCTCAGCCTGTGAGCCTGTCTCTGCGTACTGAGCAAGGATTCTGCGTTCCCTGTCAGTCACCATCCCCCATCTTCGTCTTCCAGTCTGCTCAGGAAGTCTTCATAGCTGTAGGGAGTGGCAGCGGCAGGTTCGTACCTGTCCTGGTCTTCAGTGGTGATCCGGTCAACGTATTCACCACAGTAGCGATGCATGCTGCCACCGGATGACTGAGCAGCCCACGGCCAGATGATCCGGTTGCACCAGCTGCAGCGTCTCATAGTCCTGTCCTGCGCACACTGGCTGTGTAACCCGGATATCCCCACATGCGACTGACAAACGTCCTAGCCATTCTGCGAACGGGGAAGTAGACAACGCCGCAGAATCCATTCTGCTGACTGTGAATGTACACAGCCCACTTGTCTGAATTCATCATCGGTCACCGAACATCTGCCGCAGCCGCCACTCGGCACACCACAGCGTGATTCCGTCTCGGACGTGATCATCCTTCAGCAAGTGGCAGTGAGAGCAGCGGTAGGGGATGCCCTCACCCATGTAGATCGGCAGCCACTTCAGGCGTTGTGCTGTCTGCATCTCTGAAACCTCACTCTCAGATAGTTCAACGTCACCGGGCACAGGTGAGGCAGCACCCGGTGACGTTGTGAAATATCGGTGTAGCTGCCTCACAACTGAGACAGTACACACGTACTCCTAGGATGTCAAGTAGTACCTTCAGGCTACTGCTTCAGGTTCTTCACCCAGAACACAAGCGGGACCGTGCTGCTCGCACCCAGCACCTTGCCAGTGCCTGATACGCGGTAGTACAGACGCAAAGTGATATTGCCACCAGAGATGTCGCCAGCCTGCACAACATAAGGATGGGTAGCACCGGCAGCTTCCACCCGACTACTCCCGAAGTACCAGCCGGGGATGCCGGTCGTCAATGGCGTACCGGTCAGCGATGAAACGTAGTTGACCGGTGCAGCAGACACAATTGAGGCAGCATCCATTGACAGGCTATCTGCGTCGGTATCAGTAGTACGCGCAGACAGACCTACCATCAACAGATCACCCGTGGCAACGGCCACTACACAGTCACCGGGACCGCTCAGGACGACCGGTGATGTACCAGAGCCAAGGGTGATGTCACCGGTCGTATAGCGCACGATGGCGTAAGCACCGACTGAGCCACCACCAACACCGGGCAGTCCAGTGTGATCAATATCTTCGTGCTGTACCACTAGGGATAATCCCTCCACTCATGCACTAGATCATCCCCTTCCCACACAAACACATCTTCACCATCAGTGACTGCTTCCCATACTCTAGTCGGATCAGTCTCGTCATGGCTGTGTCCAGGCTCATTCAGCTGCTGCCATGTTCCGGCATCTGCATCAGTCAATAGCCACAGCTGACCGGTCTCAGTGTTCGTCCACAGAGTCGTAACTGGATAACCGGCATCTGTGTTATCTGCAGTAGTCGGAGCACGATCACTGACGATGTGGTGGCTATGGTCACAACGAGCAGCTGCTGTCCCCTCTCCAACCAGATCAGGATGATTCCCACGCCCACTGCTACCGCTGTCAGCGCTGATCTGTACCCAGGAATTCAGCTTCTCATTGTTAGAAGCCCCCTGCCCACCGTCATCAGGCAGATCAGCCACTGCCGGATCAGCATTGAGAAAGATGGTGCCACCGGTAGCAGCTGGCACCGTGAAATTACGGTAACCAAGCTCGATGACCAAGTAGTCACCGGAGGCAGCGCCAGACACCGCAGACAGCACATTGCTACCGGCAGCGGGAGGGAAGATTCGGTTACGAGTAGCATTCGAGGCGGGCCAAATCTCCCCTGCAGCTGGCCCAAAGGCCAGGCCATGCAGGGCTAGTGCGGTGCCACGAATAGTGGTCGAGTTGCCCTGTGTAACTCTGACTGTCATCTGACTGATCAGCTGCTGTGCTGACTCAGTAATGCCAACACCGCTACGCGCTCTGCACTGTGCGTAGGCTTTGATCGTGGCACCACCAGCAGCGATAACAGCAGCCGTGTCCGTATCCAGCAGCATTATGTGCTGAGTCAGACACACATCAACTACAGAGCCTCCGCCACCGCCAGTGCTGCTGCTATGTGAAGTGGCCGAATAGGTACCGTCGGGAGTGGTGGTGAGCTCATTGTTCTCAAAATTGGCATCGCCATTATCCACATTCCAACCAGCAGAAACCGCTAGTCCCGCCGGATTGGAGTTGTCACCTGAAAAGTAGCGGAAGGTAGTGGAGACCTCCCCGACAGTCAGAGCAGGACACAGCTTCACACCACTGGCAGGGGGCTGCACCGTGCCACGGTTGCCTGCAAGGTCTCTGCTGCTGTTAGAGCTCTGTCGCTCTTCATTGAGAATGGCAGTGACAATGAATGAGCGAGCAGCCTGCAGGTCTGTATCATCCCTGACCGCCTCTTCCAGCTCCAGCTCAATGCCAGTCACAGCCTGATCTTCTGAGGCATAGTCGAGTGCTGTGCCTGCTCCCTGTCCTGTGGTCAGGCTGACTGTGTCACCGGGCCAGAAGTGGCCATCTGTGCCGTCAGGACCGGGCATGTACAGACCGTTGGCAGGGTCAAAGCCTGGAACGATCCGTAGCTTGATCTGCTTCTCTCCGAAGTCCTGTCGCTGCAGAAAGCGTCTACCTGCCTGATCAAGCACTGTGTTGTTGCTGCTGCTGTAGCTGGTGGGTACAACCTTCTTCCAGGCTGTGCCTGACGGATGTACCGCTAGCTCATAGACGCCATCCTCACCCTTCACCAGGGCATGCGTAGCTTTCTTGTACGAGCTCCCTTCCACGTCTAGATCAGTGGCGATGTTGACGCCTTCAGTGAAGTGAACGGTGGAAGCACCGATAGCACCAGTCAGATCACGTCCGAAGGTCTGATAAGCATCCAACTGCAGCAGTGGGTCGCCCACTTCCCCCAAGTCAATCTGTGTGGTAAAGCCTGCGGCATCTTCCAGAATCCACAGAATCTTCAGGTAGTCATCCTGAATCTTCAGGGTGAAGTCCGCATTGCCTGCAATGTCATCAGTCCATGCCACTGATGCAGAGTCGTTAGAGTCGCTGAAGCTCTTTGTCAGGTCAGGCAGGAAGGGACCGGAAGGGTTGTCCTGGTCTTCCAGGATCAGCCTGTTGAGGATGGCACCTGCTCTGGCTGTGCTAGGCCACGTCCAGATACCGTTCTCTTTCTCTACAGCGTTGTCATAGCCACTGAAGCTGGCAGACCATAGGAGCATGCGTTCCAGGTAGTGCTTCGGACCGGGACCAGCGAAGGTGAATCCTTCTCCGCCCTTCTCGTCCCTGCTGACTACCTGCTGCTGGCGGGGATTGATAAAGAAGCCATGCAGATACTTCGTGGCATGCACTGAGGGAATAAGAACCCTGACCAGTACCTCAGGCTCAATGATCCCTCTGTTGAAGAGACCACCAGCAGGCACCTTACGAGCGAATGAGACCTCACCAGAACCCAGGGAGTCACGCTGAATGTCTAGCTTGACTTCCTTTAGAAACTGGTCGTCAGTGCTGCACTCAAAGATGGTGCTGCCGTTGGGATCATCAGCAGCGAAGAAGTGGAGCTCTAGAGCAGGCATCAGCTACCACTTACCCACCACAGACCATCAATGCATTCCAGCCTGAATGACCAGCGCTGGAAGCTCATAGCATTCTGAATGTCACCTGCCAGTTGATCCAGCGTACGGGCCTGTATCTCCCAGGATGTCGCCAGCCCCAAGTAGTCGTTGCTGCCAGGAGCAGCCACCAGAGAACCGGGGGCAGCATCCAGCGTAAAGGCTGCAAGGATGGTCTGCGTGTTCTGGTGCCAGTCAAGCCTGCGCTCTTCTGCATCTGCTCCGCGTCCGGTAATGAAGCCTTCAATCAAGAGCTCCTGCCGGTCATTGACACGGTTGCCCAGGTACTGGCCTTCCTTACCCGGTGCAGTGACATCCTTGCCTCTGACCTCAGGATTCTCATGACCGGGCAGACCTTCGATGATGTCGAAGTAATAGCTACTGGTGCGAGCATCAGCAGACTCCTGCAAAGACTGTCCACGGAAGGTGAGACTCATGGCAGCATCCCCTGCAGCCTCTGTGAACGATTGACAAGGGCTACAAGGCCCTTCTCATCAGGGATAGGTGATTGGACGTTGTAAGTGAAGAAGTTAGTCACTCCGGCGCTCTGAGAGGCTCCTAGAGGGATTACCGCTTCCGGGCCACTCTCACCGATCAGGGCCAGCGTCGGCTTCGTGACAATCCCACCCTGCGCCAGCATCGGGATATCAGGCAGACCGATGCTGAAACCACCGATGGTGCCGAAGAAGGGAACGTCAATCCGGGGGAAACTGATATCGATACTGTTCCAGAAAGAAGCAAAGGCGTTATAGATCGCTTTGAACGCTCCCACCACTCCTGAGACAACCCCAGTGATCACGTCTGCCACTGTCTCAAAGACATTGCCCAATGCCTCAAACGCTCCACCGATGCCCTTAAACGCGATGTCCAGTGCTTTGAACAGGACAGAGGCAGCCACTCCCAGGATCGGAAGAATGACCTTTGCGAGCTCCAGAATGATTGGCATCACTGACTTGACAACGTTAGCAATCGCACCGAACACCTGTCCTGCAACGCTCATGATCGTAGGCAGGTTGGCTTGCACCCAGGCAACGAGTCCTGCGAATATCTGCTGCAGAGCTCCAACCTGCCCACCTGCACCAGCGAACAGGCTCGTAATGAATGCAACGACTGGTGCCACAGCTGCCTGAATGACCGGCATGTTGGCAACAAAGAAGTCAGCTACAACCTTCAGTCCCTGAGCCAATGCAGTGAAGACTGGCAACAGCAGCACTCCCAGTGACTCTCCCGCCTCACCTAAAGCATTCAGTGCCTGTGCCATCTGACCGCTAGACGTGGCTGCAAGATCTTCTGCGACGGTCCCGAACTTCTGACCGAACGCGTCAAGGATCACGCCCTGAGCAGAAGCAGTATCCCCGACTGCCACGAAGTCCTTGATCTGCTGCTGCTGTGCCTCAGACAGAACAATGCCTGCCTTCGCAAGCTTGCCAGCTGCTGACTCTGGCACCGCGAGAGCCTTACCCAGAAGCTTGGCAGCCTGTGGAACATCAGTACCCATGAAGGCTGCCAGGTCTGCTGAAGCATCGGTGGCATCTGTGAATGCCTGCCCTGTGATATTCCCGAACGAGAGCAGCGTAGCCTGAGCTTCTTTGATTGACTCATCATCAAAGGTCGTTGCATTCATCAACGCAGTGGCATGCTCATTGAGCGCATCCACAGACGTAAAGGCTGCAGCGCCAGTGCTCTTGAACACTGACTCCAGCTTCACCTGAGACTTTTCAGCATCAGAAGCAGCAGCTGTGGCAGCTACGCCGATAGCACCTAGAGCCGTGACACCTGCAGCTGCTCCAAAGACAGCAGCCTTGCCAATACCAGCGACAGCAGAACCCAGGCTGTCTAGTTTCCTAGCACCCTTCGTCTTTACATTGACGTTTAGATCAAGCTCTGCCATCAGATAGTCTCTTCTATCAACTGCTCTAGAGCCTTGTCAGCCTGCTCTAGTACCTGAATATCCTCAGCAGCAGGATAGAGCCAGAGTCCTGAGCCTGTGTGTGAATGCTGGAACTGGGGATAGATATCCGATCCAAACTCAGAAGATGCAGCCACCGCCTCTCCGGGTCCACCCCCGGCAGATCGGATCACATTCCCGGATTGAACGAGCGCAGCAGCAGCCATAGCAGATTGAGGAGTAGGGCGAGCGACAGCGTTCTGCTTAGCCTTCTCCAGGAGAAGCCGAGCATACTCAGCTTCCAAATCCTCTGGATCGTCCAGACGGTCTGCGAGCTTGTGCAGAACGCGAGCGCCGTAGGCTGCATCGTGTGCCACTAGCGACGCCTCCGCTTCTGCGCTCTCTCGCGTTCCCTGCGCTCTTCATCCGCAACCCTGAGCATTGCTATGTACTCAGTCGATTTGAGACCTCTGACCTCTGATGGGGTCATTCCCCAGTAGCGGCAGAACCTTGCAAGTCTGAGGTCTCTGGTGACAAAGGGGAGTCAACATTGATGACCCCACCTACGCCTTCAGCCATGTACTGCATATCAGAGGCTTTGACATGCATAGATGCCGCTGTGCCGTTGCTCCCGATCTTCAGCCTTGCAGCTGCAGAATCGAAGGCAGCGCCAATCAGCTTGGCACCCTGCTTGTCAGAAGCCTCAATCAGATCACCAGCTGAGATGGTCTCCACGACCTGATCGATCTGCTCCCTGGTAAGCCAATCGCTCATGTCGGGACCGAAACCCAGGCCACGTCACTGAGCACTGCCACGTCAAAGCTGAAGGTGCGAGCCTCACCAGGAGTGGTGGGACCGTACAGCGACGGATTCAGATTAATCTGGGTGTTGAAGGTGCGGTAACGAGCGGAGTCTGTGCGGTCGTAGAGCTCTGCCCTGACCGTCTTCCCAACGAGAGGGGACCAGTTGGCATCAGTCTCAGCGTTGACCGTCACTTCAAACGTGGCGCCCACAGTGATGTCATCAGGGATCTGGAAGTTGCCACAGAAGGTGGTCACATCCGTAGTGGGAGTGTCCACCGTGAGCTCTACTGAGCTCATATCGCATGAGACGTCCACAGCCGCACCATCATCGTCGCCATCCTCATCGAGTGGCTGAAGATGCAGCAGCGGCCGATAAACGATGATCGGCGCAACCATTTAAGACTCCTCAGGTGGATTGTAGTAATACCGTAAACGGATGATAGCAGCCAGCAATGGGCTATCGGTAGACTGATCGACAACAGGACGAGAGGCTGAGATAAAACCCCAGCCCTCAGGCAGGTTGTCCTGTACTTCCTGGATCACGTCAAACAGGTCTGACTCACCATCGGCAGGTGTGCTGGCACTGACGACTGCCACGGCTGCATAGCGCTGCTCGTCATGGCAGTAGGCAGAAGGGGTACTCCACGGCTCGTCTGCTCGCAGGACTAGCGTAGGAGTCTGCAGCTGGCTGACTGGTCCCTGTACCACACTCCACTTGTCAGACAACAGAGCCACCAGGTGATCAGCTAAGGCAATGGTGGGGAGAGCCATCAGCCAACCCCAAAGCTGTACCTGCTACCAGTCAGCAGAGCCTCATAGGTGGGATGCCTAGACGCCACTCTCAGCCCACCTGTGTCAAACACAGCAGCGATCCCGTATGGCGCATCAGGTGCCTTGGTGATCATGACTGCCAGCAGCAGTGCTGCCTGCGAGAGACTGTCTGTGACTACCAGACCCTCTGAGGCGTCGTCAAACCCCTCAGGAGTCCCAGCAGTGTCAATCTTGACCTGATCAATGGCTGCTGCCAACGCTGGCGTCAGGATGCTGTCTCTGGCTGTCGTGTTGACATTCAGAGCCAGCTTCAGATCATCCAGCGTCGGCCAGTCAGCCATTCCCTACCTGTCCAGGCTCAGGTAGCGACAACGTAAGTAGTGAAGGCTGCAGGGTAGATCGGCGCGAAGGCAACCATACCCACAATGCCAACGTCACGACCTGCCTTGCTAGGCACATCTGCAGTCAGTTGGAACGTGCCATCCTCACACCACTGGAAACCACGTGACGGCCCAATGATGATGTCCACTGTCTCGTTATCGAGAGCAGGAACCCACACTGGTAGCAGCTGGAAGCCAAGATCATTGTCTCCACCTGCGCTGAAGCCACTGATGGCCGAGAGCGAGGGATACAACGGCGTCCCGCCACCACCGGAAGGGCTGCGAGCATTCATGAATTGAATGAGCGCTGTGGTGGACATCCAGATACGGTTTGGCTTCAGGCTGCGATTAGCACTGACCGTGTTGTTGAAAGCCTCACCGAACGAGTCAGTCTCAACATCGAAGGTGCCTGTGCCCTCAACGACTGCAGTTTCTCCAAGCAGGTCGTCCACTGCGGCGTCTTCGGTGGCAAGCGCATAGGCGTCTCCCAAGAGCGCTGTCCAGAGCTCCAAGAAGGAAGGACTGGAACGCTTGATCAACTGAATGGACAGGTCACCTGCACCCGCGTAGGTCTCCCAGGGGAAGTCCACAGTGGTGATCGCCGTTGCGCGGCTAGCAACTTCATCCTTCTCAGCTTCCTGCTTGGAAACAAGCGGCGTCTGAGTAATCTTCGGCAGAACAAGGTTCATGCCTGCCGGGGGAGTCGGAACGCGATTCGTGCTATTGAGAAATGGGCGAGTCTCGTTGATGCGCCCAATAATCTCAGACGAGAACGAATCAGGGACGACACCAGCATTCGCACTGGTGACAATCTCCGCGAGCTCCCGAATCTGAATGTCAACAGTCTGAACAAACTTGTTCACAGGTGCGGGCATTCCGTTTGCCATGGCTGCCACTGCAAACTGACGCTGCTTCTCATCGACCTTATCAAGCCGCGTCAGCAGCGCTTCTCGCAGCTGCATCACCTCTGAAGCCTCTGTGGTGACAATCGGTGCAGGAGTCTGCTCCGCTGTCTCCTGCTCTTCTGCCACGTCGTGTACCTCTCTGAGATTTAGTACTGCTGCCTGCTGATAGGCAGGCTTCCAAGTCGTTGAAACTTCCAGCTGCCCAGTTTCATTCACACGCTTGTGAAACCACTGCATCCTACCATCGGCAGACTTCTTACGGTCAAACTTTCCGTCTTCAAAGCCAACCGAAACCCCTGCTTCCACGCCCTCACGAATGAGCTCTAGCTGTTCGTCACCGGCTGCAGTCCTGGCGATCTTGAAAGCCATGTGCAGACCATCGTCTTTTTCGCTGAGCTCGATACCCTTGCCCGTAGGCGGGTCCATGTGCCGCTGCCGGAACACGAAGCGACCAGGATCAATGCCTTCAAAAGAACCCTTTTCGAAGCGCTCTAATCCGCGTGCTGTCTCTGCATCCGTATCCCAAGGAAGAACGAAGCACTCCACCTCGCGCTTGTCTTCATCCCTGATCTGCAGATGTCCCTGCAGCGTTAGCTCATTGGGCATTTTCGGACTTCCTGATAGCAGCTTTCAGTGCTTCTGCAGTCTGCTTTCCGCTGATACCCAGTGAAATAGCAGCCTGCTGCAGGTCACGGTAACTCAAACGTTCCAGCCCATCTGAGCGTTTTCCGCGCTCGATGATCGTTTCAGAGCCGTCTGCATGCTTGCGGGCAATGAGTCTGTAAGGCATCAGAAGGAAGGTACCACAACGTTTACCTTTTCGGGAGCAGGAACAGGCTCTGTATCCACCAGCGAATCAAGACCAGCCACTCCCAGTGCCTGAGGCTGTGGCAATCCACCATCCACCAGAGTCTTAAACACATTGGCCTGTGTCTGCACATCCGCCCGCGTCAGAGACTGAAGACTAAACCTGCCAACCGTTGTACGCGTCAGACGCTCGCTAATGCCCTGCTCAATCGGCTCTAAGTAATTGGGAGCAAGCGTACTGCGAATGAAATTATCAAAGCGCTGTCCAACATTCTGATAGGTGAGTGAGCTCCCTGAGACTGCAGCATTTAGAAGGTCTGCATCCATCCCAAAGGCAGTCGCGATGTCCGCTGCTGAATGCTTGCGAGAATCAAGCAGCTGAGCCTGCTCAGGGTTGACCTGGAACGCTTCAGGTGTAAGCCCACCGCTAGCCACCCTCACTTCATTTGAGTCGCGCTGTACCCAGCGCTCAATGAGCCGGTCTGCATCATCTGAGCTCATATTGACTGCAGACTTCAGCACCACTGACGGCACACCGCCACGGCTGAAGAATCTAGCGGCCCACTCGTCAGCCTCTACCGCGACTGACAGAGCGGCGCCGCACAACTGCAGCGGTCCCAGTCCACGCAGACCGCCCGGCTCTCGGAACATGAAACCATGCTCAATATCGTCAGCATCCTGCTTCTGATTCTTCCAACGGTACTGGCGCACCAGTGGGAAATTTTCGTCCCACTCCACCTGCACTTCATGCGGTGGCAGCAGCAGCAGACCGTCTGCTAGTCCCTCGTCATTACGACTGACGACCTTCCAGATGTACTCGCCGGTCTGCGCCAGACAGGTGCCTGTGTCACGCCAGAAGTCACGTGTGGTGCCGAACACTGCAGGACGTATCACCAGACGTGGAATCTGTGTACGGTCTGTGAGCAGCGTGCCGTTACGCCATGCCTGCATCGTCAAAGAGCCGATCAGGTTTGCAATCAACGTCACTGCGCGGAAGACAGCAGGCACAGCCATGGCCTGCCGGATCGAAGGGGTAGACCAGTACTCAGTGCTCAAACCCTGAATGGCGAGCAGCTGCTCTGTGAGCCCTGGGTAATCCGTAAACGAGTCGATTGACCGCGTTTGCAGATGACCGCGCTTCAGCAGATTCACAAACGCAATCTAGCACACCCAGCCAGAGGATACCCCCGGCAATCGGGCGTCAGTACACCTGAGGGATTTGTACCTGTGGGTTTGAAGCTAGCCAGACCGCACGAATGGCCGCCAGTGCCGCTGTAATCGATCTGTCGGGGTCTGCGCGATCCGCCATGTACGAACGACCAGTCGTGATCTTTCGGGCCACGTAGGGAAGGTCAACGCTGATCGCGTCTGCAGCTTGCCAGCGGAGAGCCTGGGTTTCAACAGCTGAGACGAATCGCTCAGAGGCGTTTGCAAACTCCTGTCCATTGATTCCTTCCGTGACTGGGAAGTGCCTAGCCAGGTGCTGGTCTGTCCACGGATCGAAGCCAACTGCGGTCACTCCTGCCGTCTGTGCCTGCGCTGTCAGATCAACTGCCAGGTCAACAATGTTGATCGGATTACCGGTCACCTCAGCTGACACCGTGACAGCAATGCTGCCGTCTGACTGCTTCCAGGCAACGACTGCAGATGCTCTGCGCCCACTGGGATCGACTGAGATACCCATGGCTGGATTGGCTGGCGCTTCCAGTGTGCCTCTGCACTGCTGCCATGCCACGTCAGGCAAGAGTCTAGGCATCATGCTCTTTACCCAGCGGCACAGGTGCTCTGTCTCAAAGACCGCGAGCTCTCCTGCGTTCTCGTACTTATCGTACAGAGACTGCAGCCGCTCGATGGTCTGATGCCCGTAGCCGATGCTGGGGTTGGCTTGCATCCAGCCCTCAGGGTCGTTGGCAGCGAGCTCAGGAGCAGCAGACCATTCCAGGTACGCCACTCCTGCCTGGTCTGCTCTCTGCTTCAGGTCATTCAGGACTATTGATCGTTCTGTTCCAGCATTGCTGAGGTACAGGATCTGAGGATTGCGTGACGCAAAGACCGTAGGTGCCGCAGCTGCGATGAAGTCAAAGTCTTCGAATTCTCTGAGCTCATCAACAATGAGTAAATCTGCTGACAGTCCTCGTGACCCGCGCTGCGCAGCCACGATGCGGTACTCCCCGCCCTGGGGACTGGTAATTGATTCCTGTCCATTCGCCTGCCTCATCTTGTATCCAGCTGGAAGGATGGGAGCCAGCTGCATCAGTACTTCACGGCTAATCTCCCTCACCTGAGCAGCGTGGATCATGCGCTCTCCACGTTCCAGTCCCATCATGACCCTGGGCAGCAGAATCTTCGTTTTTCCGTTCTGTCTGGCAGCGATGATGGCTACTTCAGAGTACTTCCAGCGCTCGTTGTCAGTGGCTGTGATGACTCTGAGCGCATACTCCTGCCAGGGTCGCATCTGCAGCCTGAGGCTCTGTGCTGCCCTGAGAGCCGCTGAATACTCGTCAGTAGGGGAAAGTGCCACTCCTACCCTTGGCGGGGTACTGAGCGCTTCTGAGAGGATCACAGCCACTATCGGGAGTGACGGCGTGTGTAGTCGCCGGTAATGACCTGTTGGAGAGGGAAATCAGCGGGAGAGGCTTTCTTTC